AAATGCATTTGCTCCAATGTTTATATCAAATCCATCAAACTGTCCACTAAAAACTGCAGATAAGTCTTGAATAGTTATGGGTGTATTGTAATAATCTGGTAAAGAATTGGATACAATATTCCTATCGGATCCATCAATATAAACATTACTTACATTTGCTGAGAATATATTTAATTCTGGATTATTTACTGATGATGCTTTAGATATACCTTTTCTTATCGTATACTTTACTGCAGTAGTATTAACTTGTGTTGTCAAGTTGATGTCAAACTCATAGTTGTCGGAAACTGCAATTACAAAAACATCGTACTGATTGCCATCACTTCCTTTTACAGTACCAATATCACCTAATGTAAAAATATGAGGGTCATACGTTCTAACCCTATATTGGGCAGCACCATTTAATTTTAAGGCAACTTGCGTTAAAGATTCGATTTCATATTCTGGTGTTGCATTTAGAATCCATGAAGTGACATTATAATCTTCACTATCTTCTCCCAGAGATACAATTTGTATTTGGTCTCCCTCTTGGTAATAGTATGATTTATCTCTATCAAAAATCAGATCTCCTAAAACACCAGTAACCTTAACTCTAATTTCACCATTTTCTGTTTTTGCATATGCATAATCTGTGGTTGTTATATCAGTGTTTAGTGGGATATCTAAAGGTGCCGTTAATCCAAAGAATTGAGTTGTGCTTTTTCCACTATATTCTATCTGATATTCAACGTCGTTATCAAAAAATACTAAAGTTCCTTCATTCTGAAAACTTAATGTCGAATCTACATCAATATAAGTTTGCCCTGCTCCAACTGGATTTGTAACTTTTGTTTTTGGATGTACAGTAAAAACAAAAGTCTCAAGGTCTGGATTATAATCCAAACTCATTTTATAATAAGTTTCATCTCCTCGGAACAATTCTTCTACATCGGTGATTGTACCTGATGCATTAGGAATAGTATCTGTTTCATCCTGAAACAGTGTTCTATTTACAAGATCTTGTGGGTCCCCCGATAGTGGTTTTACGACAAGATCTCTGGTTATTCTATAGTCAGCATCTGAAGGTTGAATGAGAAAATCTCTAGGTTTTACTACCTTTACATCGACGCCCCAAATTAATCTAAACAACAAATCAAATGAGGAGTTTGCCCCCTTTGAAGCATAAAAATCCTTTAATCTTCCTACTACCGATTTTTCATTGATCTCCTCATAAAATTGAACATTATCAAATCCAGGAGCATATTGACGCTTATATTTTTTATATAACTCAGCAATAAAAAGAGAATGTAAATTAAATACTGCAGAACCAGATGAATGTTTACTCTTTAGAGTTTTTTCAAAACCTACACTCTTATCAATGTTATCGAAATATGAATTAATTCCAACAAATCCACGAACACATCCAACAAAGGTATTTTCTGTTTTAGTATCATACCTTATAATTTCATCATCAATTTGAATAAGACCATCTCTGGGTGGAAATCCTGCAGTATCTGATACTGATATTGTTGATCCAGTAAAACCAATATCAGAAGTTAATTCTGTAGAGTATACTATCTCCGATATATTGGTTAACTGGGTATACTCATCAATATTATTAATAATATCTAGAGGAGATCCAGGACTTTCTAAGTCTCTGTAATATGTGCGTAAGAATTCTACAAATTCTGGATAAGAATCGGCAACGTACTCGGGAACCTGATCTTGAACTAGGTTTTGTATTTTTACTCTATCCATATTTTATAACCTTACGTAATCTCCGTTTAAGTAGCTCGATGATACTATGTATTGTGATCCTGAGAGGTCAACTCCAGATGATATGGTATCTGATACCATATTGACAATTGACTTTGAAGTATCTAATTGCAGATATAAATCTTGCAATCCAATAATGTCATTTGATTGTGGTATGACTGATACCTCAACAATATCGTCACCAAATTTTTTCTTCGCGGTAGAAACAATGTTGACGGCATTAACCCTTATTTCACCTCTTACATAATCTATAGTTCCAAAATCTTTTCTTATAATAATTGGTTGATTTTTTGCATCTAATCTGAATAAAAAGATACTACCAGTCTCAAAATCATGATTTGGTAAATCACTTAGGTACACAGTGCCTACAATACCCTCAACTTGCAATCCACTAGTTCTTATATTGTATCCATATGTGGACTTGATATGAATTCTATTACCAAAACAAATTTCATATTCTGCAAAAATTCCAGGTGGAGAGACTTTTACGTCTCTTCTTAAGTATACTGTTGTAATGTTTGATGTAATTGCTGCAGATGAGTCATCAATAAGTTTTAAAAATTTACTGTATTTAAATCTAGAACCATATCTATTTAACTCATCAGAAGAAGCATAAAATTGAATATTTTTTTGAACTTCTTCTTTTATTTGAGAATCAACTCCTAAATTTCTGTTATAATAAACATTTGAAATATACTCAATATATAAGTATTTCAAATCAATAAATTCTGGAATAATTCCAGCAACAGAGTAACTTCTAAGTAGTGTTTTTATATTATCTTTTACAATATTTGGTATATAATCTCCATTTTTGGGTTTAATTGATATAAAGACTTTTCCGTATCTGGGTGGGAACAATTCTTCTCCACCATATACAGAGACCGAATCTGTCTCTGGATATAATGTGGGTATCAGTGCCTCATAGTCTGCGGCAGTAACTGCTCTGTTCTGAGATGCATAGACTCTCGGTGCTAGTTTTTTAATAGACTCTACAGACTCAATTGGAGATCCATATCCAGCACCCTCAAGAACGTTTAGTAGAGGTGCATTAACTTTTACAGGACTACCGTTATTATCAAAAAGTCTTCCAGTAAAAGTAAACTGATTGATTCCATTTCCATTCTCAGCATTAGTTACGACATAGGTTGCAATGATAAAATTGCCATTTTGTAACTTGCTTCCAAAAGTACCATCCCCAAAAATTAGTTCATATCGCTGATCTTCTATTTCATTAATAAAGAATACATCATCAGTTCTAGATACATTAACTAAATTTGATGCTTGTTTATAATATCTTGTAATGTTGCTGTTTTTACTCTCTCTAACTTCTACTCTTATTAGACTAGTGTCTATTCTTGGATTCTGTAATATAAATCTTTGATTCTTATTCTTACTATCTACTGTGAAGGTATTCTGTATGTACGCACCTTCATAGATCTCTACATCCTCAAATGTTGCAGTTGCTGCCGACACAGGCACTGTAATGTCTTCTGGAATAGAATACACATAACTTCTTCCGCCATAATTTGCCGATGAAGTTGCAACAATACCTCTTCTCAATGTAATTGATACGGGGTTTGTTGAGAATGTAGTTAAGTCTAAAGTAAAACGAATTTTTGCTCTTGATGCTGTAACTGATCTTGGAAGATACCCAAGATTTCTTGCTAATGATACAACATTCTCTCTAATTGTTGCACCATCCAAAAACACTTCATTGGTCAACATATTAGCATTATATGCACTTATATAAGTGTTATATGCTAACGTATCTAAAAGAACCGTGAAGTTTGATCCTTCAAAGTCGTAGTCAGTAAAGCTTCCATCTGCTTTGAGGTAAGCTTTTATTGACTCTTTTATATTAGTAAAGTCTAGATCTGCTACGTTGACTATTGACATTTATCGAGTTGGTAGTAATACGAATTGCAATTGTTGGGGTTGTGCATCAATACCCACGATATAGTATTTTATAGTGACTTCCATCAGATTTTCATCTGGATTTGGTACAACAAGCACTTCTTTTAAGTCAACTCTGGGTTCATTGAGTTTTATGACGTTTGTAATCTCGTCCCTTAATGAACTAGCAGCAAATAAGTCTATATTTTCAAATAATAATCTATTTACAGAACAACCAAAATTTGGGGCAAAGAATTTTTCACCCCGAACAGTTAAAACTAAATTTTGTACAGAACGCGCAATAGCATAATCATTCTTTAATATAATTAAGTCTCTCGTTAAGGGATTTTTCCTCAACGTGAGACTTATATCTTTGAAACCCCTACTGACACGCTCTAAAGGCATGATATTTATCAAAAGTTTACCTGATGACTTATTTATCACACTTATTTTGAGTTATTGGTGCCAACGCTCAACAAAATCGTCAAACCCACCAGCACCTCCACAGGGACGTTCCATACGATCTTCTGGAACTGGGTAAAGTTCTTCTTTTCTTTTGTTGCGATTGCGCTTTGACGCCATATTTAAGAGTCTATCACTGTCAGTTTCAGTGATGAGGGTCATTCCCTCTTCAATAAAGTCAGTTGATTTATCAACTTCAAAGTGATTTCCCATTTTTTGCTCCTGATTTGTTAGATCAGAACTTTTAGAGGGGTTGCTATCCCTATTCAGCGTTAATGCACCGAGGATCGCATGGATTCATACCACAATTTTCGCAAATTTTATGTTCTTTTTCTGTTTTCCAAAAATATTCGTCAGTATCGCCAAGTCTTCCCCAAGAAATTCCATTTTCAACCTGAAAAATGTGTGTAGATACCTTAAAATCAGGAGTTTTTGGAGTTTCTGGTGTAATAGAGAGGTCATACATTCTCATTCTATTGTTTGGATAGAGTCCAAACTGCCCATTTTCCAGTAAAATACAATTATGTGACTTATGTTCGTCTGGTTTTTCACTAACATTAGTGTCTATAATATCTATATCTGCATGGAAGTTGTCTAAAGTAAACAGATATTGACCTTTTAAGAACCCATGGTTGCGAGTAAACACCTCAAATTGCATTGTACTGATAAATTGCTTCTGAATGCAACGTATTCCATAGTCCATACAGTTCCAGAACTGTAGGTTAGGAAGGTCCAGATCGGGGTCTGGAAGCGTCTGTGCCGAGAGAAACGCGCTGATAGGTAGTTTATCATATATGGCACCATATTCTGGTAAATATGTCTCAAAATAAAAAGCACGTCCAGGTATGGACTTTGCCGATACCCAGACGCCTTCTACAAATTCACCAAATCCATCTTGAAAGTCTCTCAGATACTCTTTACGTACCCATACTTTTTGGGATGGAAGATTGGTGACTAATTGACTCATGTTTAACCTTTACCTTGTCCGCGATAGCGTTTACGTTTTGCATTCCGAGAGCTTGCGGCATATTTGGTATGCTGCCCTGCTCCTTGCCGAGTTTTTTTGGGTTTTGACTCGATGATTTTTTTGCCAGCAGATGATTTGAGCTTTGCCATAATTACTTAGATTCTTCAAAAAGTGGTTCAAGGTAAATGAGGGAAGGATCAATGTCCTCACCCTCATAGAATTTTTCAGAAAGATCTTGAAGTACCTCAGTGGCATCTTCAAGAGTGAGGTTTTGATATAACGCTCTGCCATTATAGCAGAGATTATAAAGGTTTTCCATCAGATGACGCGAATCTTCTCGTGACCAACGCGGATACGAGGATCGCACCAAGTCTCAACGCCTGCTTCTTTGGCATCAAGACAGAACGACACGTCTTCGCCGCACATATCTTGAACATTACCAGATTCAAAGACTTGCATCTTAGGAGCGAACCAAGGATATTCGAGACGCTCAAAGACACCCTTACGAATCATAACCCAACCGAATCCTGTGTAGTCAACAGTGAAGGGTTTGCGACGCTTTGCCATGGACTCTACGGTCTCATGGTTCATAACACCACCGTTCTTACGGAAGTCATCTTCTTCCAACCAGTGTGCCACGCTAGTGGTCATACCATCTTCGGTGGCGTACCAACCACATGCGATTTCTCGCTCAGGTTGCTCGTTTCCGTCTTTGTCTGTACCAGGAACTGCGAGATCGCACAGTTGCCAGAACTTCTCTGTATTGAATACAATGTCGTTATCAATCCAAAGTTGATAATCATAATTCAGTTTGCCATCCCAGGGAATTTGCTTGGGACCGCGCAGAACATTCGCTCCAAGAACCTTGCAACGTGCAAAGTTAACCATCGACGAATAATCCTGAGAGATTTGAATACTCATACCATTCTGTACAAGGTCAAATGCCAATTGTACAAAAGATTTGAGGAAGGTATAAGAGCAACTACGTCCAGGAAGACAGAACACAATGCTCTTGCCTCGCATACGTGCTTTGATTGCATCATAGTCCCATGACTCTTTGGGTTGAGTGGGGGCAGATGCCTTAACAGTGAATCCTTTTGCCATGTGTTTAAAGTTTCTTCAGATCAATTCTAACAGTGTATCTATATGATGTCAATAAGAGGATTCTGCGACCGCCTTTTTATCAACTGTCAATTCCTCGTATTCGTACTTAGACTCGTCCAATTTTTTCCATTTATCTTTGAATTCCTCTTCTGTAAGTACAGATTCGAGGCATTGATTATCCTTCGAGTAAATGTGGTAGATTTTTGAGTTCATCATATCTGTCTAATTCGCTACAGAATTATATATCCCTATGATGAGAATCCCCATTACGGCAAATACTACCTTTGGGTGTCGGGCAATCCAATAAGTCAGGATGACCCTCCACATATTCCAATAGGGTGTTCTTCGGCGGCGCATTCGGAGAATTCTCATTGACCTTATTATACCAGAGGATCTACCTTCTGTGGGGTGTTTGAGGCAACATAGGGCGTATCAATAACATTTGGAGATTGTGTTATATCTCCTGCAATACAAATTCGATAATCATCTGAGGTATACCCTGGCATAACCATATGATCCATCATCCCAGGAAAAAGCAAGAGTGTTCCCTCAGAACTCTTGTCAAGCTTTACATTATACGTCTGAATTAATCCAAGAAGATCAGAGTAAAATAAAATAAAGTCTGTGGCAGACGGGTGGCGAGCATGACAGTTCCCACTCTGCTCCTCTCTCCAATCTGTGGGAATATTCATCCAAATCACAAAAGAAAGCACCGATTTATGTTTGTGCGGCTCTACATAATCCCCTGGATGATTTACCCTCACCCATAACCTGCTAATCTCCAGCGAATGTTCGTGGGTTGTGTGCGGCTCGCCAGGGTAGTAGAAGTCCGTAAAGTATTTGTTTACATACGGCACCATAAACGCCGCCAACTTACCCTCATCATCCCGTATAGGAAATTGGTTATACTCTAAATCTACCTCGGGAAAATTCGGAGGTAACACAGAATCAATTATGGAATTCAAATACTCTCGGATATTATCATCAATCTCACCTTTTATGACGCCAAGGTTTGGGAACTCTAAATGATCCACGGAAATTTTTTACAGTAACCTTATTATAACACCTTATGGGTGAAAAATTTTTGGCGAATTTTTTTTAATGAACTCGAAATCACTCACTCGAATTGTCACCTCTGTAGGTTAGGGTAGTGACTCGTTTTTAATCGCAGGGGCGCACATTAGTATAACTTATCAATGGAATCAACTGCCATAACGACTGCTGATCAATCGATGTGTGCCGCACGAACAACTGGCACACACTGCCAAACCCCTTGCGCCGCAACGGATCTCAGCGACTGTGCCAATCCACGAACTGCCATTTTCCAGTTACAACCGTTTACAATCCAGTTTGCGAACTGTCCACTCTGAAATGCTGACGAAAACTGACATAAAACGTCACACTACAGGGCACAAAAAAAGCGACCCATAAGGGTCGCTGATCAGTCCCGTTTTTGTGCAGAATCTAAAGATTCTCTCCCTATTTGCCTCTCAGTCAACCAAACCCTTGTTAATCCGCCTGTATGCAACCCAGGTGATCGCTTGCATCTGAGAGGGCGAGACTGCGCTCTCACCGCGTTCTAGGCGCACTGCAGTGGCAATCGCTGCCGCTTCCCTGTAGGCGTCCTGAATGCCTGCGAATGCCTTAGGCGTCATGCTTGGCACGTCTTTCAGACCGCTTACGGTGCCATTCCAGACGTTGTAGGCGTGCCCATCGATCACGGGCGCGTCACAGTTGCCATTAGTGGCGATGTTTTCAAAAAACGTTGTAACTTTCTGCCCTTTCAAGATAACTTTAATTTGATCGTAATTTGCACGCAATTCGAGAATCGCAATCGCCTTTGCTTTGTTACTTTTAAAGGTGCAGACTTTAATCTCCTCAGGATCGATTCCCGTTGCGATTGCACGGGCAAGCGATTCCGCGTCTTGAATGTTTCTATCCCACTTGTTATTTGGCGACAGTGCAGCGATTGCGCCTGCAATCTGATCAGTGCTGAACCCGTATTTGTTACCCAAAGTCACGCAAATACCGTGGGCATTGTTATACCAATTAGCGCCATCTTGCTGGTCAAGGATACTGGCGCGGAAGAACATTGCCAGAATCGAGTCAACGTGGTTTGCCATGATCGGTTGCCGCAGAAGGGATCTGAGAGGGACTGGCGACGCGGTTGCCTCGCTTGTGCCAATGATGCCCGATCCGAACCGATCGCGCAACCCCTGAAAACGAAAGAAAACCTGAATCTCCTAAGTCTCGTGAGATTCGGGTTGGAAGTGTAAAACAAGTAACACTAAAAGTATTTTTTCAATCCGCTTGACTTTCAGGGCAACCGTGATAGGCGACGCTAATCACTAGTTGAGAATCAGTTGCAACAACTAGTTGAGAATCAAGAAGGTGGGGTTTGTTGAGAATCAATGGGGCGGGTTTATTGAGAATCAATAACGAATTGAGATTGAGAATCAATAAAACCCTTGTTGAGAATGAGAATCAGTTGCAGAACACCCACCACAGACACTTGCAACTGATTCTCAATAGCATCAATCGATTGACCAATGGGGATCGCTTGACGGATTGACCCAAAAATGGTAACGATTGTTTGCAGATCTTAGGAACATTTTTTCCCCCTTAACCTGCTCTACGACACAGACAGGATCCTGTGACATTAAGTTACAGAACCGATTCTTCGCTTTAGAACTGATGGGAGATGCAAGAACTACCGTCATGATTCTGAGGAGAATTACTACGCGAATTGTAGGGGATTTGGTGTGAGAAATCCAGAAGAATAAGGATCACTGATCTAGTATATGATACGAGATTAATGATCCTTATGTAATCGCGTGCGTCTAGTCGAGATTATGTGACGCACGTCTCGTCGAGATTTGACGAGACGCACATCTAGTCGAGATCAGACAGCGACTTTCTGGAGGGTTTCCGACTTGATCTGCTGGTTCATGAACTGACCTTTGCTGACGGCAGCATTGAAGGCGTTCACGAAGGCATCGCGGTCAGCGACAGTGTAGGTGTACTGACGACCACCAGTGAAGGTGACGAGCACGTTACCGTCGTCGGTGGTGCTGATTGCTTCGATTGCGGAAGAAGTAAAAGCGTTGATCATGATAAAAAAAAGCGATTTGACGTTGATGTGTTTTGAGCGGGATGCATCACCCCCGCTGATGTCCTAATTATAGACCATCAACCCCATTGGCAACCAGGGTATGTGACACTTTTCTGACTGACCACCAGGAGCAGGTAATCACGGGCGATCTTTTCTGCTTCTGCAGTCTCATCAGTGCGGCGCAGGTGCCACTCAGCGAATGCCTGCTGCCATGCTTTGAATGCGTGCTTCTGCATTGGTGGGTTGCGGTTGAGAGAATCCTACCATAGTTGGGGGGGGGAGAGAGGAGGAGGTCGGTCTAAACCGCACATTAAATTATGTGACAATGGGTTGACAGAGGGGTTTCCCCCTATGCTAGAATTGGGGTAGAACCTTTTGTACATTACAGTATGTGACAATGGGTTGACACACGCTTTCCCCCATGTGCTAGGATGGAGGTAGAACTTAGTGTTTGTAACGGATTGCAAAAAAAAGACCCCCGAAGGGGTCCAGGGTGGTGTGAGTGTGGTAGGGATCAGTAGTGATGGTAAGACATCACGCTGTTGGGGTTGGTGTACCAGTCGTTTTCCAGTAGCACCTTTTCCACCTGATCTACCAGTTCCTGAGAGAAGGGGATGCCGTAGACATCCTCAACCCAGGAGACCGCATCAAACAGACAGGGGTCCATTTCGTCGCGGAACTCACGGAGACCACTCTCCCAGTCGATGGAATCGTAGTCGTTGATCTCAGCGGGAAGGTCTTTGATCATGGTTCTGTGGTGGTGAACTTCTTTATTGTACCAGATCGGGGGGCGTTGCAACCCCCCAATCCTTAAGATCAGATGAAGACTGCAGCGAGGCGGTCACGCTTGCGGATGGCGCTCACGTCAAAATGCCACTTGCTGCGCTTCCCCGTGATGGGGTTGATCTCTGCCCAGAGTTGCCCATCGCGCTCCAGGTCAACCATAACGGCGTGGATGGTTCCCTTATGGCGCTTGGGGTCCATGCCCATGCCGCGAACGATCTCAGAGCAGGTCTGGGGACCGTTGTTGAGCAGGGAAGAACGGACAGCGATGCGAACGAAGGTGTGGAACATGGTTCTGTGGTGTGAACAAAGGTAATCTACAGGATGGGTGGGAGGGTGTGACCCCTCCCGTAACAATCATTCACAATCCAGGACGATGGACCAGAATGAACCCTTCCCGTGGGTCTG